TTAATTGATTCCATAGGAACTTTCTTAGCTCAGTCATTGCATCTATTTTATAATTTGCTGTCATAGCATTACCCCTCCAAATGCTGAGGTAAGGGCTACATCAGCTTGTCCTCTAACTGCATTAGGTGAAAATGAATATTGAACCTTTTTAATGTTTCCTGGAATGCTTAAAGATTTTGCCATGGCTCCGTTAAATATGTTTTGGAATCCAGATTTTTTAATTGATAAATTAACTAAATTGCCTCTAAAGAAATGTTGATATGCCATCTTAAACGAAGAAGTTGTAGCGGCTCCTCCAGGCCTTCTAACGACCACTGAAGCTCCTTTTGGCATGAAGACAGTATAACCATTAACCTCAAATACAAGTCGCTTAGAAGCCTTTGGAGAGATTGTTATGGGCTTTCCTTCTTCCATAACAAAAGCTTTATTTGCAAATACGTACGAGTTTTTTGATTTTTTATTTTTAGGAACTTTTGATTTAGATAGTTTAAAATCATAGCCTATTTGAAATGACAAGCCGTCTTTACTTAATTTGTTTAACTTAAATAATCTAGCAGAATCTTGGCCCGTTTGTTTCCATTCATAAACATGATGCAAGGACTTGGGCTTCATTCTTGCTTGTGCATCAATATAATCTCCAAAATCTTTATCTATCTGATCATAGATCATGCTTTGAAATTTATTTCTGAATCCTTGATTTTTTATTAGTTTAGCAATTACATTAGACTGATAATATAGTGCTGCTGATATTTGTGCAACTGTTGTTTCTTTTAGGTGTGTGCCTCTACTGCCCGCCATTAATTTTTCTAGGCCGCTTGACGCTTGAAGTAGTGCAACACTAGATTCCAATTATCTGGTTCTCCGATCTTCTGACCATAGAATTATATCCAAGTATTTGACCAAAAGGATCTGTAATAGGGGTTGTTCCAAAAACTTCAAATACTGTTGGAGTTTCTGATGGAAAATCAATTTCGGTCCAAATACAGTTATTGCGCTGATCACGTATATTAGTAATTTTTTCTCTAAGAGTTATTTTATCCTGTGTTCTAATTTGTAATGATTGTTCATTAGAATATCTATTGTTAAAAGTTTGAATGTCTCCAGACCTGCTAGTTGTAGAATTTGATATTATTCCTTTTGCATGGCATGGAATTGTTTTATAAAAATGCCATTCTTTTTTAATTGCTCCAGTATCTGGATCTTGTGTATCAAACTGTCTATAGACGTCAGCTGTCATTGAAAGGATAGAATCTACTAATCCTAACATTATTAAATCACTACCATTCCATTCACAACATATGGTGCAAGTAGTTGGTCTGCGTAGGCATTGCCAGTGCCTTTGTATGTGTCTGCTGTATATTCAAATTGCCAGTCAAAGGTCTTTACTCCCTTAACATACTTTTGTCTCCAAACAGAATCTTTTTCAAAGAAATCTCCCATGAGCTGTATACATGCTTGCTCAACATTATCAGGAACTGATTCCCATCCAAACTTTCCAGCAACTCTGTACCTTACATTCTTTTTAAATGCTCCGCCGTAACCTATATCATTTACAGTTGGAGGAACCATTCCATTTGCAATGTAAACTGTATTATCAACTAAATTCTGAGTATCAACTCTAATTCCAAAACCAGTCTCTGATATTATAGGGACTGTGTTCCAGTTGTTAACATTATTAATATTATCAATTAAAAGATAATCTCCAGCATACAACTCATGCAATTGAGATAGTTTAAATGGCAATGGCAGAATGTCTGATCCATTTCCATATGCTACTTGAACGTCATCGTAAAGATGAAAAGACTGATTACAATAATTTTCAATAAGCTTCCTTGCATATTTCTCTGCCATTTGAAGCTGATGATATGTTTTATGCATTGGGTCAGACTGGTCTGTACCAAATCCAAGATCCTCTATAGCTTCTGCAAGATTTGCGTATGGTGTTACAACATCTGTATACGATACATGATAAGAATTTGATCCACTTACCTGATATCTCCACACTAATTTAAATTTTTTATTTCTATTAGAATAAGAGGTTGGCAAAACAATTTGGTAAGTTCCAAAATCATTATCAAGCTTTGTGGCAGTCATTGTTAATAATAATGTAGTCGGGCTAATTGAAGGATTAATGGCTGGGTCTTCTGTTATGTCATATACATCTACAGATACATTTCCATCAGCGTCTACAAGTTCGCCTGCCCAAAAGATCTTAGTCTTTATTGGTGCATTACTATTTACGTAAATCTCTGCCATTTTTAAATGGTTTTAGTTGTAGTACTCCTGTACTTCCTTTGGCGTAGCCAATCTAAAACCTTCCTCCCTATCAAAAATTAATTGTGCTGTTTCTTCTTCCATAGCAACAAAAGGGTGTTCTTTTGTAAATGTATGTCCAAAGATGTCGTATCTGAAGTTTGCTCTAGTCATACGGACTAATACGTTATCTTCATCAATTTTCTTTTTTGAATCAAATTTTGGAAGAATTTCTATTCCGTCCGCATCCTCTTCAATGTCCTTAATTGTCTTTTGGTACACTGACCATGTGACGCCTTCTTCTGTAAAAGCTGCAATTATATCGTTTTTATTTTTTAAGCCTTCTGTATCAACGCCGAAATCTTCTGCGATTTTCTTTAACTCAGATACCTTTAATGTATCAAATGACATAAAATCTCCTTAGTCTAAGTTATTTAATTATAGCATTAGTCGATTATAATGAAAAGCCCCTAAAATTAATTAGGGGCCTTTCTTATAAGTCTTCTTAATAAATTAAATTATGAAGCGACTTTAACGTTCTTAACAACTACCCAAGCATCTGCCTGCTCAATTTGAACGCCAACACGAGTATACATTGTGTACTCGATTGAGTCCTTGCGTGGCCAGAAGAAGCGGTAAACAGTTACATCACGCTTAACACCAATAACTACGTTATTTGGGAATGTCAAGTGAATGTCACCGTGTGAACCTGCTGCTGCTGAGTATGTGCCTGTCTGTGTTTCAGGAAGAAGTGGAACTTCAACGATTGGAATACCAAATGCGTATGGAGCTACATATCCTGCTGGGCCTGAAACTGGAGCAACTTCTCCACGGATGATGCCTGAAGCAATATCTTGTGGGTTTGCAAAGTTTGTTGAATTAGATGTTGAGTATAAGTAATCCTGGATCAAGTTTGAACCTGATAGGAAGCGAAGGTCTGTACGACGCTGCTTGTACTTACGTGGAAGAGCCTTAAGCGCTGAGTTAAATACTGCACGAGAAATTGCAGCACCTGCTGCATCTACTACGTGTGCATTTGTCTTAGCCTTCTTTACAACTCCGTCAAATGCCTTGTATAGGTTATCATCGGATAGTGATGTATTTCCATTAAGGACTACATCTTCAATGTCATTACCTGCCTGTGTTGCCATCATGCGTGCAATGTGATCTTCTAGATCTGGACCTTCAATATTATCTTCTAGAGATTCTGTTGAAAGTTCCCAGTCTAAGCGGAGCTTCTTTGTTGTAAGAGAGATCTTTGAGAATGTGACTGCAGCGTTTGAGCCTGTGTTGTCACCTTCTGTAGCGAGCTTCATAAGCTTCTCGCCAACTGACATGCGATCAATCTCGGTTGTATCTGATTTCATTCTCACAGTACGTGCGACTTTACCAATTACGGTTGCGTCGAACATATAGTCAAGAAAGCGAGCTGATTGCTCTGGATTTAGTAAACCACCATTACCATTTTCTGATGCTTCGTGGATACCTGTTCCGCCTGTAGCGGATGCAAATGTGCCTGTGGCAGTTGTGCCTGTAGCAATTGCTTTTTCTAACATTTCGTTACTCATTATATTTTCACCTACCTTATTATCGAATTAAATCTGATACGGTACCGAGGAAAGAACCGTTCCATTTAGATTTTGTTATGCTTAATTCCTGAGATCCGCCAAGATCTGAGGACTTCTTAATTGCAGTCTCTGATTCTACTGCATCGACACGTTTTGTAACACCATCAATTGTGTTTTTGATATCTGAAACAGCATTGCTTAATGCTGCGTGTTGTTCTGCCAACTCTGTGATTCTAACTTCGACAGCCTTGCTAAAGCTTTCAACAGTTGACTTGATTTCTGTCACCTGTGCTGCGTTAGCTTCTGTAGCCTTAGTAAGAGTTTCTGAGAAAAAGCCTTTTAGATCGCCCATCATCTTTGCAAAATCAGGTTCATCAACCTCAACTTCTGATACATCGGCTGCTTTTTCGAGAGAATCGGCAGAAGCGTCTGCTGCGGGAGCAGCGTCTACATCAGCAGGTGCTTCTTCAGCAACTACTAGTGTTTCTTCGGCAATAGCTTCTGCAGCTACTACATCTTTTTGTATATCTGACACTTCATTACCTCCTTCTACGTTTGCCTGTTTTGCAATTTTTTGTGAATCAGGCAACGGTAATCTTGACTTCTTAAATGAATCAAGAATCTTATCTATTTCGTTTGATTTGTTTACGTCTGAACTTTCTACCCAGCCAATTAATGTTGCTGGCTTTCCAGATACTGGTGAATCAAAAGTTTTTTCTGTTGACATAAACACAGAGTCACTCTCTTCACAATAAAAAATATTTTCTGTTACTACTTCTGCTGCCATGCCTTTAAATACTAGCTGACCATTCATCTTAGATATTGAAAGAACATTACATAATTCATTTGCTGGTGAATCTACTATTGATAGTTCCATTAAGTCATAGCCCTTAATAAATCTTACTGGTTGTCCAGTTGCTTTATTAACTTCATTATCTGACTCTGTAATTTTTCCGCCGATTGAAAATCCTGTTAGTGTTCCGTCTAAACATTTTTCCCATGTATCATTTGCACCTTTTGATACATATACGTCTACATAGATTCCATTAAAAAAACCTTTTGTAATTGGATCATAATATGTTTCTGGTCTAAACGAAAGCATCTTACCAACTGCAAGCGGTGTATGCATTTCACGTATATTACCACGGAAACTTTCAAAAGCTTTC